CGGAGCTGTTGTTGGAGCAGTACTAGGAGCAGATGTTGGAGCCCCACTTGGAGCCGTTGTCGGAGCCAAACTAGGAGCTGTTGTAGGTGCTGTTGAAGGTGCAGTTGTAGGAGCTGCACTAGGAGCTGTTGTTGGAGCTGTAGTAGGGGCAGTACTAGGCGCCGTAGTTGGAGCCGTAGTTGGAGGAGTTGTTGGTGATGTTGTTGGAGGAGTTGTAGGTGATGTTGTAGGTGATGTTGTTGGAGATGGAGTTGGAGATGGAATTGGGTACGGAGTTCTATAAGTTTCATAGCATTCCGGTTTAACATTAATTACATCTATAAATTGAACAGTATCACTTGTGTATATAGTATACCCATTTCCTTCATTATATAAATCATCATAAATTATGTTTATAGCAGGGGACACTAAATCTGATTTTAATGCCTCGTAGGTTCCTGTCGGATCAATATAGTATATATTGAAGGGACCTGTTGGCGAAATCGGATCAAGTGTTACTGTAAATCTTTTCATTTATATATTAATAGCATCCATCAGGACAGTTATTTAAAGTACCATTAATTGGAACATATCCAACTATATTATTTGATGATGCTCCGTTTGGATAATAACAATTTCCAACAGCAGACAAAACTGTATCACCACTATCTAAAATTCCACCACCATCCCAATAGTATATAGTAGTACCACCACCGTCACATCTATTTAATAATTGATATTCTGGAGCAACTGGAGATGGAGTTGGGACAGTTGTTGGAGCTGTTGTAGGTGCCGTTGTAGGAGCAGTCGTAGGCGCTGTTGTAGGTGCAGTAGTAGGTGCTGTTGTAGGCGCCGTTGTTGGAGGAGGAGTTGATCCTGGGGCCGCAGTTGGGGCCGTTGTAGGTGAAGTAGTTGGTGAAGTTGTTGGGGCAGATGTTGGTCCTGGAGTTGGCGATGTCGTTGGAGCTGGAGTTACAGTAGTTTCTGTTACTGCTACTTTAAATCCGCAGTTATTTCTTATTATTACTTCTAAAGTTCCACTATTACTAGTTAAAGTTTTATTTTCAGTTCCACAAGAAGAATCAATTAATACAGCATCAAAAGTATAATATATAGTATAAATCCCAGGATCAGTAGCATTAAATGTTAATAAACCATTACTATCCACACTACATAAACTAGCATATGGACCGCTAAGTTTATAAGATGTAACATCGACAGTTCCTCCTCTACCATCACTAGCCGCGGTTAAATCTACAGTTTTAGGTGAAAAAGTATCTAAAAATGAAGTTTGAATAAATTGAGCTAATGGAGGAAGAGGAAACATTAACTGATAATCTTGACTTGTGATTATAGCTAATCCTTGAGAATAAAAAATATTACCTATATGAGTATTAAAATTTTTATAGTCTATCAAATTACCTATACCATCATCTTTAACATAATATGCAGATGATGATAATTCAAAAGCATATGGTAAAATTTTCTCACCATATAAGTTTTGATTAATAGATAATACACGAATACCTTCTAAAGCTCCTGTTGGGAAATTTTTAATTAAATTTGGGTTTTCATTATAATCAAAATAAGAACCTGTAGCTCTTATTTGAGAAGCACCATCATAATATAAAGAAGATAACAATGAACTAGTATTAAGAAATTCAACACTAGAAGAATATTGTTGGTAATATAAGTGATTTATTTGAGAGTAGACTAATCTCTCATATTGTCCTTCAGTAATTGGATCTCTTTTAGATGAAAAGGAACCAGTTACGTTGGTTCCTTTATATATCGCTATATTAGGATCGTTTTTAGGATAGGGGCAATATTCAAAAACCCAATTTTTATTGGCTACATATGGAACGGATATTACATCCGATCTTTTTAATCTTTTAAATGAAGCCATTTAAGTATTTTTAATAGTCTAATTTAATTCTAATCAAAGACTCTTTAGTAAAATCTTTAACTAACGGGCGAGATAATTTAGCTACAGCTAATAATTCATTATTGTCATTATACATACCCACAGTTGTAACATAAGTTTGTGGGTTGTTAATTAAAGTATCATATAATAAACTACCACTGTTATTAATAATAGATGGATTAGTTGTGTAATTAAAATCGCTATTTTTAACTCTAGTAAAGAAATAACGGGAAGACACGGTTTCTTCAGATTGAAGTGTAAATGATGATGCTCCACTTCCTGATATTGCATTGTAAAGAGCTACACTTCCGGTCGCTAAATTAATACCACCTTCAGATGATGTTTGAGCTAATGCAGATGAATTTAATAAAATTACTCCTAAATCAGGGAATAATAAACCATAACTACCACTAGCCCCAGCTCTTGAAGAAGTTACTGCTCCAGCACTACCTGAAACTAAACTATAGTAACGGTTTGATCCTATATAATTTGTTATTGAACCACTTGCTATACTATCATCTGTTAAAACTAATGTAGTTAAACCAGCACCTGAACCTGATAATCTTAATGTTAATGAACCAGGTTTAATTGATTCTTTATAGCGTGAACGAGCAATATTAATTACTGTAAAATTAGGAGATGTTTGTGTTCCGAATACAAATGAAGCATTTTCATCATTGTAAATTAAGCTTCTATATTGTCCGTAAACAATACGAGTTGGAGTATTACTTGCCACACTAGTATTAAGTGGAGCAGAACCCGAACCACTTACATGCGCATATTGAACTGCAAATTGTAGTGATGATGTAGCTTGAGTATTATAAACATTTAAATAGTATGAACTAGTAGAAGTACTAGAAGTAAAGAATGTTGTTAAACTAGCGGTATCGTTAGTCCACATTCCTCTTACTACTGTTTCTGAACTTATTACTGAATCATCAGTGGCGTATCTTACGAATGACATATTATGCGTTATTTACTTTAATTATGTTTACCGGAATAGTAATTCTAGCTCCTGAATCTCTACCAGTTACTGTTAAAGTAGTTGATAATTGAGTAGCTGAAGTACCAAATAATGTGTTAATTGTTGTACCAGTTAAGGTAAATGAAGTACCTAGAACAGATTTACTTAATACGGCTCCAGTAGTAGCATTTGCATCTGTTGGAGTTGTTGTATTATTAATTCCAGTACCATTAAATGAAGATAATAATCTAATATCAGCAATTGTTGCAGTATAACCATTAGCTTCAAATGTTGAAGTAGCTCCTAAATAATTTAATGTTTGAGGAGTAATAGTTAAAGTAGCACCTTGACGTAATGATATAATATTATAACCTAAAGAAATTACAGGTAATTTTGAAGTACCACGAGGTAAAGTTACTAATTTGTATCTCATGATTTGTGTTTCATCAGGAAACGCTTCAATTACAGGCATTGCTTCAATAGCTTCACCATAAAAAGCAGATCCAGACGGATGAGTTGGATTATACAGAGTATAATCAATTTCATCATCCGCTAATGAAAATTGAGTAATTTGAAAAGAACCGTCATTTCGTGCTAATAATTCACGACCTTTAGTGGTTAATACAGCATCTACGGTTACTGTTGTATTATTTAAAATTGCCATAATTCTTTGTTATTTTCGTATAAATATATATATTTTATAAATTTTTTAATTAAAAGCTACCTAAATCAGGAGTATTAAAGTCAACTAATTTTTGTTTTACTTCTTTAGTTATACTATCTATATTAGCTAATACATCAGGATGTAAATTATTTGGTATGATAAATCCTAAAGATGTTGGTTGATCTACAGTTTTATTAAACTGTAATACTATATTAGTTTCATCATTTATTTTACTTAAATATAAAAATTTAGTTATATCAGCATCAACAAATGTTGGTTTTTTTAAATAACTAGGTAATTCATTAGATAAATCTAAATTTAATTTTCCATTACCATCAAAATAAACATTTGATACTGATGATTCAAAATAACCATTAGGATAATATACAGCTACATAATCTCCAATTTTAGGGGAAAATGTATTTTCAACATTACCATACGTATTATATAAAGTATTAGTAACAGTTGTTCCAGATACAACAACAGTAGGTAAAAATAAATAATCTTTAAAGTAACTTAATGAACTATTCAATACTAAACTATTTAAATAAGAACCAGATATAAACGGTTTAGTACCAGCATCATCAGTAGCTAATGGATTAGTTCCTATTTGATTTTCTTGAAGTGTATTATATAATACACCTACTTTAGTATTTGGATCATAGCCTAGTACAGAAGCTGTAAAATTGGTAGTATTAAAACCTCCACTACCTGTTATTAATTCAAACCCAATTTTATCATTTATTGTAAATTGAGTAAAATCAGTATTTACATTGAAATATAAAGTATTAGTTAATCTAGAACTAGGTAATGTATATAAACTTCTATTAAAAGGACCTGAAACTGAAGGTAGTACATATATATCATCACATGTACTATATGTTTCAGATATACCACTATAATAACCATCAACTACCCAATATTCAGCAGATGTAACAAAATTACAACCTGAATATCCACCATAATTAATAACAGCAGGACCTGCTTGAATACTTCTAAGAGTAGTTCCTGAAGATAATGTTTCTACTAAATCTCCAGAATCATTATATACTTTTGTAGCTTGAGGTAAAGTATAGTAATTTCCTGTTTTTCTAGCATATTCCCAATCAGTTCTGCGAGTTGAAGTAAAACCTGAAGCAACAGCTAATGATTGGGAAGCCAATGTTGCACCACCAACTTTTTTAATATTAAATTGAAATGAACCTGAAAGATTAACAGATGGAAATTCTACTTGTATTGCAAAATTAGCTACAAATCTTTGATTACTTGTTTCTTGAATACTATAAGTTGAAAATGTATTAGGTGAAGGTTGTGAATAATACTCATTACCATCAGCATACGTAGGATCAGCATTATCAAGATTTTTTCTAAATAAATTATAAATTTTTCCGTCGCTAATAGGATATTTATTACTACTACTTCCGCTTATAAATCCTCCTGAATTGGTTATTCTAAATACTTTAGATAATGTATTTCCTACATAATCAAAATATAACGAATTATCAGATGAGGCATAATATAATGTCGGAGTATAAGAATAACCACTATCATAAATAGCTTTATTACCATCAACTCCTTTTTGATCGCCATATTTTTGACTATCAAATTGACCAACAATTAAATTATTTCCTGCTTTGAAAATATTTTGAACTTCTTCCCAATTTTTATTTTTCTTATTTAATTCCGTTAAACTACCACTTTCATCTATAAGATATTTTAGAAATACATTATTTCTTTTAGGATAGTTAAAAAATAAATTTTCTTGAATTTGAGTAAATAAACCTATTTTTCTTGTGTAGTGGTCAATAACTGCTGTTTTACCAAAAGAATTATCACCGATATATCCTAAAGATGCTGATGTATAATTATTATATGTTAAACTAGATAATTTAGTTCCATCATAACGAGAATTTTGATGACTTCTTAATGATAAATAACTATCTTGTAATTCAGTATCTGAATTTATTTCACTACCACTTGAAAATATTTTACCATTAATATTAGTATATATAGTTTCAACTTTTTTTCTTGGGATTGAAACTACACTTGATGATACATTATTTAAAATAACATTAAAATCACTATGCAAATAGTTATTATATGCTGTAGTATCTGTTTCTAAAGATGTAGTAGGAAATAAGTATGGATTAGGATTTGAATTTTCAAAATAATCATATACATCTATATAAGAACCTGAAATTTCACCTGTATAAAATGAAGATTTGTCACCTTGTAATTTAGAAAAATTATAAGTATTATCGTGTTTTATGGTAGGACCAGCATACTTAGCATCATGTGTTTCTTGCTTAGTTACATCAGGTTGGTATACAGGAACTTTATTTCTTTCTAATACTGGGGATTTAATAGTAATACCTGTTAAAGCATTTGTTCTTGCAGGAACAAAATCTTTTAACATTTTAAATAAACTATTATCAAAATATTTTACTAACTCAACAAATCCTTTATAATCTAAACGTTTTTCACTACCCGAAACAGCAGAACTAGCAGACACAAAATGTAAATTTTGTTCAATTAAAGCAGCATATGATGATGATTCCATTAATGCTGGGTCACCAATATATTGATCTATATTAAATGATGCTGTACCTAAAGCATTAGCTGCTATATTATAAGTAGCTATAGATGAAGATACTCTTGCATTTAATTCATTTTGAGGACTAAAAGATAAATCAACAAAATGTAAATCTGTAGAAGTTGAAGCAGTTGAAGATGTTGGTTCAAGTTGTAATGATATAAATGGGGATAAAACACTACCTGTAATAGTATTATTTTTAACTGTTATTTTATCATTATCAAATCCTTTTATTTCATTTACTTTAGTTGAACCACCAAATTCTTTTGGTTGTAATATACTACTTGTAATACCAAATGAATTAATTAAATTCTGTAGTCCAACAGATGTACCCTTACCTTTATTTAATAAAATTAAGTTGTGATATATTCTTTTATAACTTTCAGCTAATATATCTTTTTTAGGGATATTATTTAAATAACTACTAGTAGCATCAAACGTAGCACGTGTGTCAACAAATAATGAACTACCACTATTTAATCCACCAATATAATTGTCAAAATCATTATCTCCTTTACTATTGTAAAGTTTTACACCTAATGATTTTAATGCATCGTAAACTAAATCTTTAGAAATACCTTTTTCAAGATTATTATCTGCGTTGTATAATTCATTAATTGAAGTAATATATATCCAAACATTATCAAAATAATGTCCAATCATATCTACAAACGTATAATATGGTTGATAATTACTAGGATCATTTTTTACATATCCTGGAATTACATTATATAATCTATCTTGATTTTCTTCATCATAATTTGTAGAAGAAGTCATTGAAAAAGCAAACCAATCTTTAGATATTAAAGAACCAGTAGATAATAAAATATATGGTTTATTACTATTTAATTTAGGCCAAGCATATGAAGACGATTCAAAATATAAATAATTTTCATACCCGTCAAAATTCTTAGTAATATCATCAATTTTTAACTTAATTGAAGCCGTCTCACTATTCTTTAAAGCACTAGTTGAACCCGTAAGAATATTTACATCATTATTATAATCTTCAATTAATTTAATTTTATCATAAAATAATTCTAAACGTTTTTTAGCAGAACTAAAATTAATAAAATTATCAAAACTAGTATAGTCAATATTCAAATCATATGAAGCATCGTTCATATAATTTAAAACTCGATAGTATGACGACCCAGTTAAAGAAGAAACTAAACTACTATAATTTTGGTATCCTGTAGGTACATCTTGTTTAATATCAAGATCAATATCAAAGTTAGGTCCTTTTAATTGTGGAATTGGATCTGGGACTACAGTTATATTTAAATCAATATTAAAAGTATAAGGATAAATAATTTCCTCAGCTAACCATAAAGTATCTTTTAATACTATACTTTCATCTAATGGTTCATATAGTTTTAATAATACGGAATTATTATCGATAGCCACATTAACAACTACTTGTTGTATATCTGGGCGGAAATTAATTAAATAATATTTTTGATATGCTGAAGAATTTAATTCATCTATTAACTGTTGAGCTTGAGTTAAAAAGATATTTGATGGGATATCAACCGAATTAATTCTTATTTCAGTTCTATCAGAAGATATTTCACTTATGAATATATCATCTTGATTATCAGAAAATTTTCTTCTAAAAAAACTATATTGAGAATAAAAAGCTCCATCATTATATCCAAAATCTTGAATATCCTTTATAGGATCTATTTCTATAATAGGTAATGTGGAATTTTGGTATAAGAAAGAATTTGAAGGTAATTTAAAATTTCTATAATTGTAATCTACATCAAGTAAATTATCGTTATTATCATATAAAAATAACTCTATATAATCTCCTTCAATTCCAAAAGATTCATTTAAATTTCCAGGAGTTAATAAATTAGTATCTTCAATATTGAATCGAGATACTTGTTGAGTATTTTCTACATTACCTATAATCTTAATCTCAGCCATTATTTTTTAGTTAAATCTAATAATGTTTTATTAGCATCTAATAATTCAGTTCTTAATGATGTTATCTCATCCAATAAAGCTTGAACATCTATATCATCATTTATATTTACTCCTAAGTATTCAGCAGTTCTATTTAATATAAATCTATGAGATTCTATTTCTCCTTCTTTAGGAATTTCTAAAAATAAATTATCATAAAGTTCAAAAAAATCAGATAATGTAAAAGTAGTTTCAGTTGCAGGTTTTACTAATTGTTTAAAACTCTTATCTACTACTTTTTCAAAATCATTTTTAGAAAAAATTTGTTTATCTAATCTTATTACTTCAGACATTATTGTATAACTTTAAAATAATTATTATCTTCGGTTACTATTGTATTCCCACCTATTGTAGTTTTGACTAATACTTGATAATATCTTTCAGGTTGTAAACCACTCATATAGATATCAAAATAGTTACCTGATGAATCACATGATAGTTTTGTGTATGCAGTATCAAAATCGATTACAAACTCATCAGTTTTAATATCTTTTACAGCATAATATGATGATGTAGGTAAAATTTTATTATTAATATATACTGAAGACGTTTGGAAATTCCTAGCAGGATATTGATCTCTTACATTTATTCTAAAACGGTTTACAGAATCAACTTGGAATTCACCTTTATTATTAGCTAATGTAATTACAGGATTTGTTGAAGTAATTGTAGATAATGAACCTGTAATATATGAAAAATCATTCCATCTAAATTCTAAACATGGAGGATAAATAGTATGAGTATCTACTGAAAAATATTTAGTTTCAAATGGTGAACCGGTTGTAAATTCTAAAGAGCTAGAATGTTTAATTAAAAAACCATATTGATAATAACTTGAGCTAATAGCATTAGTTACATCTAATTCTATATCTTTACCAGTAGCATATGTAAATGATTGAGTTGCAGTAAAATTACTTGATGTATACCAAATACCTCCACCTACATTATTACTATAATATGAACCAGTAGTTCCAGCTAGTGATGAAGTAAATATACTTCCACTTATATCATTACTATATTTCCAGCTAACACCATTAGTAGTATTAGGAATATTAGCTGCTCTACCAGTACCCATATTCCAAGAAGTAGCTATTGGATGGCATTGTATAGTGTAATCTAAAGGAATTGAAGTAGCATATGCTTGAAATAATTTTACATAAGCTTTATATCCCGCAGAACCAATTTTATTGGTTAATATATCTTGAATTTCAGAATTAGTAAATGATAATAAAACACGAGATACATCTCCATCACTATCAATAGATTTGTAAATACTTAAATCTAATATTTCATCTAATCCTGTATTTTTAGTAGGATAGTATGAATATATTGTTGCATCCTTGTCAGGAAATATTTTATATATGGCCATTTTTAATATGTAATAATTCTACCGTTTATATCAATATCAGGAAAACGTACTTCAAATATACTAGGATCTATTGATGGATAAATTATTCCATTTCTAGTAGCACCCGCAACATCATATCCATATGGAGAGTAATTACCTCCTTGTTTATTTACAATTTCTACTTTTGATACCGAACGAACACCAGGTACTTTTAAAATAAGCGCATTAATATCGGACATAACAATGGGTTGATTTATTTGCCAGGCGTCTATGTTAAAATATAATTTTATTTGAGAAATGCACGTAGATAATAGTTCCTTATTATTATAACTTGGATCAGCATTTATTTCAAAATTAACACCTAAATTAATATAAAACGCATTTTTAATATTAATAGCATCTGTAACCATTCTATATTGGTTAAGATAGGTTTTTAAATTTACTTTTAGTGCATCACTAGCAGAAATTAATTTTTTATCTGAGTTGTATCCTAAAACATATAAGTCTAAACTCAATGGGTTATTAGAAACTAAATTTCCTAAAGAATTATATGTTTCTTGTGTTATATATGCTTTAGATATAGTACCATAAGTTGATGGCAGACTTAAACTACGCATAACGTAATCATCTTTAGTTACTGTTCTGTTTTGAGATGAATATGAACTTAAAGCATTTAAACGAACTTCTTCTATAGTATCAGCTCCTCTACCACCAACAGCAGGTGAAATATTATTACAAGCTACACTAGATAAAACACTACCTGTTAACGCAGGAGTAACTCCACCATATTTAAAATTTATATTTGTTGCATCAATAGTAGTTAATACATTTGCAGGCACATTAGAAGTTAAACCTCCACCTACTAAATACTGAACTGTCAATGTAGTATTTTGAGGTACTAAACCATAAGTTTGAGTAAAAAATATGGATGCTTTATTATAATCATCTATATTAGTTTTAATACTTGGTACTAATCCCAAATCAATATTTTCTGGAGTTGGTAAAATAGTAGCATCAGAATTATTTACTGACATACCTGATCCAAATTGTAATTCTAGTTTATCATCAGGTTTAACACGAGTAACAAATCGTCTAGGTACACGTTGGAAATTTAATAAATAATTAACTCCATCACTACCTGAAGTTGGGTTACTTGAAGATACAGGAACTAAATCCTGAGCTAAATAAGGAACTTCATACCATATATATCCACTCCCATCAGTAACTTTTAGTACTTGAAGTATATTAGTATCATCAATTGTGATTGAATTAAATTTTTGTGGTGTAGTAAAGGTAAAAGTAGCAGTTTTTATTTCAGCAGATATTGCTTTAACTTTCTTTTTTGCTAAAAAATAATTACTATCTACAAAAGTAATTTCGGCTGAACTAGTATCAGAAAAGTCTATACGTTCAGTAGTAATAAATTTACTATAATCAGCATTACTTGTTACTAAAGTATTTTCAGGTACAACTAATGAATATAAAATATCAGGAGTAACATTACCTCCTTCAATTCTAGTAGGAAATAATTGATATACATCTAAATCAACATTAGAAGCATAAGAAACTTTAGGACGATACCCAAATGAATAAGCTAAATTATATAAACTTTCTTTTTCTTTAGCTAAATTTAAAAAGTTTTCTTGAATTTGGGAATCAATATAAAATGAAGAAACGTCACCTATATAAGATGCCATCTCAATAAACATATTTCCTGGAGACGCTTCTGAGAAGTCGTTATAAGTATCTGGAAAGTATGTTTTAGCAAACTCTTGTAGAGATGCTTTAAAATCACCGAATGATTTATTTAAATATTTTATTGATTTATCTTCAGCCATTATTGTAAAGCAATTATGATATTATCTTGTTGTCCTGAAATATTCAGTCTATAATCTATTTCTATAGATATTGTATTACCATCTGCATCAGGTGTTAAAACAATATTTAATAATGTAACTTCAGGAACAAATCTATTTACACTAGAAAATATTTCATCTTGAATAATAGGATACAATTGTTCATCCAGTTGTTCAAATATTAATCTAGGTAAATTAGTACCAAATTCAGGATTCTCTATTCTTTCACCTCGTAAAGTCAACAATAAATTAATTAAATTAGATTTAATTTGATCTTTAGTTGAATAAGTACTTCTAAATACACCCCCAGCATTAAAAGGAATAGAAACTCCTATTGCTCTATTTTTATCTAAATCTCTAGGATCTATTCTAATTACTTGAGGTATTGGCATAATTATTCGCTATATTGTCTCATTTGAGCTAATTCCTGTGGAGTCATAGTAGCTGCTGTCTCAGCAATAATATCTAAATATGGATTCCCGGTTGATTGAACTTTTGGTGCTGTTGGTTGATGTCCATTATGCATAGGAGGAGCTTGTAAGCCCATCATATTAGCTAAATTTTTTCTATAAGATGTCATGTCGACATCTTGTGAAGTAAAATTCATAGTTCTATTCTCTTGAATAGGTTGAGGTTGAAGAGAAGATAATTCTTCACGTAAAACTTCACGGACCGATTCTTTAATTAGTTTTTTAAATACATCTACTTTCATGATTATAAATATTAAGCCACGAGATTTTTCTCGTCTATTTTTAATTTTAATTCTTCAATTAATATATCTGGGGATAATGTAAATGAATATTCGCTTTGTAATATTTCATTCCCATCTCTATTTAATGCTACTGCATATCTACGTTTATTTCCTTTAACTACAAATTTAGGATTTTCTTCTTCTTTTATAAAGAATCTAAATCCTTTATAATCATATCCTTTTAAATAACCTAAACCAGATGATAAATTAGCTAGTTGATCTGAAGATAAATTATTTAATCCTGAATTTAATAATCCTTCTATAGGCAATAATCTACGTTCTTGAACATTTAAATCATCAATTAATTTAGCAATAATCTGATTTATTATGGATAATATAACAGAAGCTGCTAATTTTAAATCATCCAATGTTTTAGATTTAGAATCTATAGTATTAATTACGCCTAAAGGTACACCAACTCCAGGAGGTACAGCAGATGGTACAGGATTACTTTTAAATAATTGTAATATTGTATCCAATAATGGAACTAAAATTTCTAATACCGTAATTACTGTTTGTACTGTTTGTAGTTTTGTTCTATTTTGATTTATAATTAATTTAGCTCTATTAACAGATAATTTTGCTTTTTGTATATCTTGTTCGGTTTGGATATTTTTTATTTGTTCGTTTACTCTATCTACTAATTTTTCTATTTTCTTATTTCCAATAGTAATAGAACTAATCAATAAATTGGATAACACTCCTACGGTAGTTATTACACTTCTACTAGATATGCTGATTTTTTTACCGTTTTTAACATCATTTATTTTAGCTGATGTTGTATCTGAAATTGATTTTGTTTTAGATCTAAGAAATTCAACTTCTTGGGGTAAATAGGATTTTAATTTATTTGCTAATTCAGTTTTTTTAGCCTCAATATTCTTATTTATGAGAGCTTTTTCAGTTTCATAATCTTTATTTAATTGAGCTAATCTTTCTTGCTTTTCATTATCTGTTAATTTTGAAACTGCAACTTTAGTTTGTTGGGTTTTATAATCAGCTTCGGCTTTAATAAATTGTGTTCCTAAATCTTTAACATCTTCTTCAAGTCGTTTTATATTTTCAGTCACCGAAGATTTAAAACCGGATATTAATTTATCTTTTTGGGATGCAAGAGCTAATTTAGCAGCATCTACTAAAGTATCTTTATTTATATTAGCAAGACTAGATAAATTTTGTTGTAATGCCATTATGATGTGTAAGATTTAGTAGATTTTAATGAATTAAAATTATCTGTAGATGAAGTTAAATCCTCTAAAGCAGCATATAAATTATTTCCGGCTTGATTAACTTGTAATAAAAGAGTACCTGCAGGTGTGCTTTGAACTGTTTTTAAAGCTGTAGCTAATTCTTTTAATTCTTTAATTAATGTACTTAAAGTATCAATAGTTTTATTACCTAATAATATAGGTTCTACAGCCATTCCACCTTCAGAATTTAAACCTAATGAAATTTTAGGGGCATTAATTACTACTTCAGTATCAGAATTTAAATATATTGTATTTTCGGAAGATAATCCAACTCCATATCCATGAATTAATACTTCATCTTTTTTAGCATTTATTACTACGCGATCTCCGGTTAAAACACCTTGAGAACGGTTAGCATATTCATTCCATTTAATGGGATTAAACATTAGATTATATGAAAATTCTCTAATATTAAATGGAATTTGTTGAGTTGAAGTTAAATATAAAGCAGATCTATCATTATTTATCTCTTCAACATATGGTTTTAAAGATTTAGCATTATAATTATGACCATTAGTTAATAATGTAATAGGATCACCATTATTACCAGTTATACTCCACCAGTTTTCTCTATTGTTAAACTTAGTAGTTGAAGAAAAACGTAATGAATTACCTGTTCTACCCTCAAATATACTATCTCCCTCAAATGGTAATAACGATTTTATATTTGAATTCTCAGTAAATGTATTTCCTAAAGTTAATTCCCCAGCAGGTTGGGAATTATGTTGATTATTATTCCATAAATTTAAAACACTTAAATAATATTTTTGTGATTTATTAGAATTACTTTGAGCTTGAGGAGACGGTAAGTCAAATAATATTACTAACTCTTCAATTAACGGTAAATATTTTTGATTAGGTAAAAACGGTATTGCAGTATTTAATTTAGTTAAATCACTATTAGACACTGTTTTATTTGAAGGATAATCAACATAATATATAGTTCCTATACCACCCCACTCACCGTCACGACTAAATAAATTACCACTTGGAGTATTTTCATCCATCAAAATACCTAATACTTTCCCAATTGTGAAAGGAGAAGGTGATTTTTGTTGAGACTTACTTAACTGAGTAGTTAAAGAACCTCCAATACTAGTCCTTATGGTTCTTGTTGACATCCGCTACTACAGGTTTAGATATTTCTTTATCAATATTTTGAACAGCATTCATTAATTGTTCTCTTTCGGCTTCACTCAACATATTATCGTCATTAGCACCGCTAGAATTAGCCATAGCACGTTGAACAATACCCGCCATCTTAATTAACGAATCATCGTTTTTAACAGATACATCTAAATATTCTTTGATTAAGGGAACAACCATTAAAGCCGATTGAGTATC